ACTATCACTAGCATTTGGTGAATATCTAATATGATAATATGCTAAATCTAAATCAGTAGATGGATCCCATTTTAAAACTGCAATTTCGTCTTGAAAATCTATTGAGAAATTAGCAACATTAGCTGGTGGATCACTAAATCCAATAACATAATGATCTCCAGCAACAAAAGCTGATTTATAACCTAATGTGTTTATTGATCGTGCTTTGACGTTATATGTAACACCACTTTCAACTGATATTTCTCTTTTTGCATTAGATGATATTCCAGCTGATTTATAAATTGTATCTGTACTCTTTTTGTAAACAACTTCAAACTTATCTACAAAGAAATCTGAAGTTCCTTTTAATGTAACAGTCATTATGACGTTTAAGTTACCTTCTGTTACGTTTACAGGCGTGTCAGTTATAGAAACTAATACTGGAGCTTGAACAGTTTTTGGGTTTGGTAAAAATGTAACTGGAGCAGATGGTTTTTGTAATTTAGTATTATAAGTATAAGCGTCAGCAGAATACTCTAAACCTTTAACACCAACTGTTCCATTATTCTGTAAAGTAATCCCCATACAAATAAAATTACTAGAACTAAATCCCATTCCACTATGTGTAACTTGGAATATATCGCCTATTGCTAATTCTTGAGCTTCTGATGTAGCTTGAAAAGCAATCTGTAAACCAGATCGTGATCTTTTTAAAACTAACTCAGCAAAATCTTCAGCTTGATATGGATTAGTTGTACAAGGCAACTGCATTTCAAAATGTAATTCTTCATCATTATCATTAGAAAGCATTGTTGCGTATTTAAAACTTGCACCAACATTTGATTCATCTGATGGTGGATAGATCGCTTCATCTGGTTGATAGTTTCTTTCTTCGTTATCAAATCGAGCTATAACCCTGTTATATTTTTTCTGTTTATCCTCACCGATAACATTAATTCCACCAATAATCATATCTTCTGTTATTGATAAAACACTTGATCCTGTGCCTTCAACTTTCAACGTATATAAACCACCACTATATGTGAAGAAAGCTCTCATTGATGAAAGCAATTTTTTTACATTATCAATTATTTTTGTTTTGTTGCCTAATGCAGTATGAGCTTCAAATAAGTTAATCTGTGATGCACCACTATATGGTGTAACTTGAGTATTACAAACACCAGCGGCAGTTGTAAAAGCAGAAGTATCTATATCACTTGCAGATAAACCTTTACCATATCGAGTAGAAGTTAAATAATCATATAAACAATAAGCTGGATTAGCAGAATAAGCGTAACTAGATCCACTTAAATTTGTATTTACTAATTTACCTTTAATAACAAAATTGATCTTAGGTATTCCATTAAAAGCGTCAGCATTGTATTTAAATCTAAAAATAGCGTGACAAATACCTTTACCCTTATGGCTATCTAACCAGCCTAATCTATTAACACCAAACTCACCAGAAAAGTCATCTCCATAATCATAACCATCATCAGTACCATTAAACCAAATAAACTCTGTTGGAAAAATATCTGTATCTACTTCATCTACAACTTCAACTGCTTTATACATTGGGTGATCTGTTTCAATGCTTAAATTAGATGAATTAGTCGGAGCAGTTGTTGGTGTTGGAAAAGTAAAGTTTGATTTACTGCTTATAGTTGTAGATGTACCATAAGTTGAATCTGATCCTGTGTAAGTTGCATATAACTGATCGTCTAAATATAATTCAGTAAACTTAGCAACTTGACCTTCACATAAAGCCATAACAACAAATAAATATTGATTATCGTCTGTTGTTGCTAGCCAAACAATATTACCACCTATTCTACGAGTACCATATATAACAGGAAGTGAATCATTACTGTTTCGTTTATTGACCAACAATCCATCGCCTTGAAGCATAGCCTCAAAGTCTGGCATATCTGGTATATCTGGGATCATCCACCCAAATAGAAAGTCACCAATATCTTCTATAATATCTACAATAGGATCAATGATATCTTCTACAATATCTACAATATCGTCAATTATACCACCCATTTATACTCCTATTCCATACTGGCTACCGAGTTTTCTAAATCCTAATCTTTCAAATAACATATCTTTTCTTTCCATATCTTTAGCGTCACTTGTAGCCAATATTAATGGCACTAAATTCTTCTCAGCTATATTGTTAAATTGTTTAATAAGTTTACTTGCGTTATCAAATGTTCGATGTTCTTCTTTTACAAAGAAAAAAGTATTAATTAACATCTTACTTTCCGACCACCACCATCTTGTAATACTGCCACCAATAGTACCAATGATCTTTTTATCGTGTATCAATAATAAAACTAATCCTTGATCTATTAATCCTTTTAAATATCTAGCACCTAATTGTTTATTGTAAGGTGGATAGATTGTATTTGCCTCATCTGGCATAAGAATTAATAAATTAATTAATTCTGGTATATGGTTTTGGTTTGCTTTAATTACAGAATAATCACTGCTTGTCATTCACTTTACCCCATTCGATATCTACCATCATTGAATCAGAAAATTCAAAAAACCGATCACCAGCAAATATTTGTTGTTGTGAACTGTCGTTTGTTCTTCTACCTTTTTTCATTTCAAAGTTTGCCCAATGATTGGCAACATTAATAGATATTCGACTTGAAGTTGTCGTTTCGTTTATATTATATCCAGAGATATAACCTAAGAATATTGTGTAAGGATTATCAACTAATGATCCTGTATCAGTTAAATATGCTCTAATAATTTTAACTGGTCTATGTATGTGTTCGTTGTTCAATAACAAACTGATAAAAGTTTGACTTGCACCTTCTAATACAAATTGAACATTACTCGTTGCAATTTGACTTGATTCAGTAATTGTAGGTATTTGTAAAATGTCAGCACCAGCAGTATATGTATTGCTATCGTAAGTAATATCATAATACGCTGTCGTTCTATAATAGATCGTACTTCCAATAGTAAATTGAATTAAATGTATTTGATCTAAATGATCTGTTGCTAATTCAGTCTTTAGGTCAGAGTGTAAACCTCTAGCCATTATATAACCTCAATAAAATCTAATTCGTATCTAAAAAAAGCGTCTTGTTTTATTTGAAACTCTTGAACATCATTTTTTAATGCAACTGTAAATGGAACGCTATCATAAGTAACTGCTTCATCATCAGCTAATGCAGTTGTTAATGGTGGCTCTATTGTTACTGTTGCCGCATTACTCGATGACGTTACATCAGATACGACCATATAAACTTTATCGTGTGAAGCAAACTTAATAAAATCACCAGCTTTAAATCGACCAGCACCATCACCAGCAAATCCATCCATAGCAATAGTAGTATCAGCAACAGCGTGTACTCCGTTCACTAATACTGATCCTGTTTCAGTTCCTAATGCGTCATCAATCAATGGTGGTGTGTATGTAAATGATTCTTTACGCCCTCTCTGTGAATTAATAAAAGCAAATATTGGAGCAAAGTTTGCTCTAGTCATTGGTGGAAAAGATACTGTCATTTCCCATCTTTGATTTTGCAATTGCCTTGCTTGTCTACGACCACTAATAGAAGTTGAAACAATAGTCGTTTGATTATTTTTTATACTTATGCCATTTGATATTGGGCTTGTTGGAAATGCACCACTCATACTAAGCTCGCTTGTCCTTTATTATTTAAAGCAGTATTAATCATATTTACTATTTGTCCTCGTCTTGTATCTAGTAAAGCACCAAATGATTGTGCATCGACTGTTGTTATATTAAAATTAATATTTGTAGTTCCACCAAGAGCTTCATTAGGTACAATAGTCCCAGCCGAGTCTGGAACGAATAACTCCGCACCTCTTTCACCAACAACTGATGGTCTGCCGATTGGTGGTCTACCGCCATCTGCAAAGAAACCACCTATAATAGAGCCTATTGCTCCACCAATCGGACCGAAAATACCGCCAATAGCTCCACCGATAGCACTTTTACTTTTCTTTTCTTGTAAAGCCATTTGTTTTTCAAGCTGTCTATTTGCGTTGGCTGTTTGTTGACCAAATAATAATTGAGCAGTTCCAGCTAATGCAGTAGATGCCGCAAAACTTCTTAATGCATTTGAAGCCTCTTTAGTTGTATCTTTATTCTTACCTAATTTTTCTTCTATTGAATCAAGAATATCTCTTAGGAATACAGCCATTATGACTGCTTCTAATATTGAAGAAATAAAGAATGTTAATATTTGAATACCTACATTTTTAAATACTTCACCCATAGATTGCCCTGTTACTATGGCTCTAGCAATAGCATCTGTAAATGATCTGACTGCTTTGTCTGCTGAGTTTATAGCACCTTTAAATGTGCTTTGTAATTTTCCTTTTGCATCTTGTAATCGATCACCAAAAGTTTTTGTTTGTTTTCCAAGACCTTCAATAGCAGTATCTAATACTTTAGCATTTTTTCTAGCCTCTAGCATTTGTTCATCTAAATCTGCAAGAATAACTTTTGCTTGTTCTAAGAATGATCTTTCATCTAATGGTTTTTCTAATATAGCATCTAAAGTAATTGTTTCTTTATTAAAACCTTCTATGTCTTTTGTAGCGTCTTTAAATACATTTCCAAGACCTGTTAAATCACCTATTTTCCTTAATGCAAAATCTAAAGCAATTATTCCAGCCAAACCTTTTTTACCAAGAAATAATAATCCTATTAAACCTAAAGATTGAGCAACAGGTGGTAGTGAGTTATATATTCTAACAACATCTGTTACAGCAGTTCTAACTACTCTAAATATTGGTGCTAATAAATCTGCCGCAGATGCACCAAATAATATCATCTGTTTGGCAATCTTAACTATATTACCACCAACAACCATAGCAAATTCTTCTATGGAATTAAAATTCTTTTCAATAAATATATCTATATTTGCAAATGCAACTTTTAAAAAATCAAAAGGTGCTGAATCCATCACTGCAAGTTTGAACTTGAAGAATTTATCTCCAAGCATTGATAGAGTTCCATCAAATGTTTGTGCTAATGATTGAGTTGCTTTTCCAAAACGACCTTCGCCAGAGAAGTCTCTTTCAAATGCTTCTACTGTTTCATCAATAGTTACTGTTGCACCAGCTTTAAATCCTAATAAAGCTCTAACACCTCTTTCTCTAAATAAGTCTGCCGCACCTATACCACCAGCAAATGATCTTTGTATTTGCTCTGCCGCAGTTCTAAAGTCTAAACCTGTTACTGCCGCAACATTACCTGTAATTTCTAAAACTCTATTTAAATCCTCTGCGTCTTTTGCAACAACAGCTAATGATCCAGAAGCACCAGCAATCTCATCTAAACTAAATGGAACTTTAGCCGCAAATGTAGTTAAATTATCAAATGCCTTTGCTCCTTCTTTTGCAGATCCAAATAAAAATTTAAATCTTACTCTTAATGATTCTACTGATCGTGCTGTATCAACAAACTGTTTTCCAACTAATGCAATTCCTAAACCAGCAAAAGCATTTCTAAGATTAAAAACTTGCCCTTTTAATCTATTGATACCTTTACTAACACCGCTTAAGGCGGCTTTGGTTTTATCTCTTGCGACTATATCTATTGCAACTTTTTTAGTCATTTATCTCCTACGCATATTGGCTTGATTTTTTGCTTTGTTCATTTCGATTCTTTCCTTCTTAGCTTTATCATCTAAGTAAGCAATCCACATTAAATATTCTTCGTAAGTCATTTTTAAGACTTCAAAAACAGGAATCTTTAAATAATCTGCTAAATCGAAATATGATTGTAATTCTGTGTCGTCAGCTATTTTTTTTTAGCTTCTTCGTATGTAGGTACTGTCATACAGTCCCCAGCAACCCTTGCTACTACATCTGGATCAGCTTTTTTCATCAAAGTAAATTTATCTTCTAATGTAAAATGGTTATTTCCATCTTTATCTTTAGCTAACCAGATAAGGGCATATGCTAGAGCTTCAACTTCATCAATTCTAGTTTTAGCTAAAATCTTTTTTTTCTGTTCTAATGTTATTGGCTCAACAAAAATTTCAAGAGGTTTCTTGTTTTCATCTTTCCATTCTGGAACGACAATTTTGCGAGTTTCATAATTATTAAAATGATCTTTTACAAAGTCGATTGCTTTAGACATATGCTCCTTTTATCCTAAATTGAATTAATTGTCAAATTATACTGTACCTCTAGAGATAGCACCATTTATTTGACAAGAAATAGATAATCTAATTAGATCATCCATAGTAACTGAAACAGAGTTCCCTGTTACGATTGCTGGTACTGTGTAGAAATAATCTCCACTATCAGCACCTTCTGGGTAAAGAAGCAAAGTAACTCCTGTTGCTTCTTGTAATACGATCTGTCCATTTGTATCAGTTTCATCCCAAGCGGCTTCAATAGTTACAGTTCCACTTTTTCTGCTTACTTCGTATGTTTTGCTAGTGTCACTTAATTCCGTTGACTCGATGACATCTGCTGTCGTTTCAAGGGTAAAAGCCGTTATTTCGGCTACTGTGTTTGATCCTATTTTAATTAGACCAGCTGATCCTGTATGTACTGCCATTATTCTTCTCCTTCTTCTGTATTAAAAGATTTTGGTTGTTTTGTTTTTTTGGGTTTTGCAGATGAATCAGACCAGCCTTGCTCGATCATTTCCTCTACTTGGTAATCCCAGACCTCAATAGTGTCTCCATTTTTATTTTGAAGTTTTTTTCTTTTTGCCATAAGTTCTTCCTTTGGGTTTTGTAGCTTCTGGGTTGTTATGCTTATGTGTCCACCCATCTGCTAGAAATTTATTAGGATTATCAGTTAATACTGTAATCCCATTTTTAATTAAATAAACTTTATCACTCATATTATGGTGTTCCTTGCGTGAAGTTATAGAAGCATCTTATAGTGATGATAGCACCACCATAAGGAAATATACTTCCCTCGTCTGTTTCAACAGCAACTAATTGTGTGTCCAATGCGTTGCCATTTCTGGTTCTGTCGCTATCCAATGCAGTCTCAACTGTTGTTACTAACTCATTCCGTTTAGTATCTATATTAACTGTACTTGCACTTGCATTGGCAACAAAACCAAATATTCTAAAATCTATTGTCCCTGTTCGAGTAATATTACTATTCTTGATTGTAATATCTTCTCTAGTCTCATCAGCGGTCTGTACAAAGACTGCTGGGAATTGTTGTTGGGACAACTCATCTATTTCAAAAGGCTCTCTTGTTACTTTTCCGAATGTGATCGGACTGCTAACCGCAGTAAGGGTTGTAACTATGTGAGCCGCAATATCTTCTCTTTCACTCATATTCTTAACTCTTTTTCAAATGTCTGTGTAAATATTTTAATAGCTTTGGCTTCTTCTTTTTGACCAACAGAAAAGAACTCTCTTTTTATATCAGCTTTTCCAACACCTAATGTATCGTTATAAAATGCTTTTATATTCTGTCGTCTATTTGGAAAGAATATTTGTCCTTTAGTCTGAGATAATTTCTTAAATGTCATATTCCCTAACATCTGACCACTTCTAAATAAATTAGGTGTTGTGGTTCTACCTTCTTTAGCTCTTTGTTTTGCATATTTAGCAGAATATGGTCTAAATTTTCTACCTTTAAAATCTATACCCTTACGAGTACGATTTTTTATAGCGTTTTGAATAAAAGCACCAGCTTTAGCTATACCTCTTGCTGTTGCAGTTGGTATTCGTCTTTTAATCTGATTCAATGCACCTTTGACAGCACTAACTTCAACATTGATGTTGAATGTAACCATTATCTAACCAATCTTAATGAATGAACTGCAACTTTTTCAGCGTCAGATATTGTGCTGTCATCATTAGCGTCATACTCAACACCATCTCGTAAAATATCTGCAAATTCATCTTCATATCTTTCTCGATAAAAACTACCCATTTGTTGGAAACGATCTTCGTCACCAGTAGCGTTAAATTTTGTTAATGATGGACAGACATAATATCCCAAACATCTATAAACTGTTGCTCTTGTCCATTGTGAATCAGTAAGTAAAGTTAGATCAATTTCTATACCACCAGCATAGCTTCTGTTTCTTGATTGATTGCTATGATAAACTGACCACCATTTGTTTCTAATATCTCTTTGTACATCTGCTATTGCTTGGGTTACATAAGTATCAAGCTGACCTGTACTAAGTCCCATATCACCAATATCTGGCTGATATGTAATTAAATCTGTTCGTGCCGCAAATGCCATAATAAAATTCCTTGTAAATAATTAGAGGGGGGAAAAATCCCCCCCCTTTTAACGTTAATCCTATAAAGATTAAAGTATGCTTGAATCAGCTAATACTTCAACTCCATAACTGTCGTGCAATTCTCCCACGCCATAAACAGCAGTGGCAACAATCTCAGTTCCTCTAATTGAAGCATCTCTTTGAGTTTCAATTTTAAGGTCTTGAAGCATTGCTATACCTAATGCGTCTTTATGGAATAAACCACCTTTATAGTCACCAGTAGTACCAGTGTTAGCCATATTAGAAGTTTCATAAACATTTACACCAGCAAGTTGACCAACATAACCAGATCTTAATGCTTCGTTAGCAAGATCAGTTGGGTTAGGGTTTGCAAATGTATTTGTCATATTAGCTTTTAAGTCATAAGCTACTGCTGGGTGTAGTACCAAAGACATATCGTTGCTTGGTACTGCCGCTTGTTTTAGTTTTGAAACAGCTTCGAAAACTTTTGCAACAGTAATAGCCGCATCAGCCGCACCTACTGCAGTTGAAAAGCCATCAAATAATGCAGTTAGATCTGTGTCAATTTTTTTAGCAATAGCTTCACCAAATAATTTTCCTAGATCTCTTACCACATCTGATTCAGATACGTTTAAAGCCATATCGGTTACCGTGGTCATAATTCCAACTTCAGACACAGTTAGATCAGCTTTTGAAGTTGATACTGCTGTGTTACTTAGGTCAGTTGCTTCTGCAACAGCCGCAGCACTTACAGTTGGGTAAATTGGCACTTGTAGTACCTTGCCCGAATTTTTAGGCATTGTGTAGTTTCTTACTAGACCTCGCATAATTGATTGTTCAGACGCTACAAATAGAGCCTCAGCAACCATAGGCGAGATCAAATCGTCTAATGTAGACGTTGTTGATTCGTTAGCCATAATATTTCTCCTTTATGGTTTATAAGTTAATAATTTTTTAATAATTTCTCCTTCCGATATTCAGCGTATCTTGCTTTATCTTCTGGATTATTCATATTTAGTTCCGCCAAGTTCAAAGGTTTGGGCGTATCACCACCAACACTCGATTTAGAACCAACACCACTAGGTGATGCTATTTTAAAATGAGGGTTGTCATCTAAAAACTGTCCAACATATTCTTTTATACTCAATGGCTCACCTTTATCGTTATACATTGGTGCATTATTATCGCCAATAATTTCTGGTTTACCATCGTCTCCTAATTGGACTTTATTTTTAAGTAAATTAACGACTTGCTCTGGTTTAATAGCTTGTTGTTCACTTGCTACTTTAATCAATGCGTCATCAATTCTTACTTTTTGTAACTCGGCTTGGTATTGTGAAATGACAGCGTCTTTTTTAGATACTGTTTCTTTCAATACTTTATCAAATTCACCTCGTTGTTTTTGCATTTCTAACT